GCGGCGCACCACGTCAGGCGCCATTTCGTCCTGGCCGCGAACGCCCTTCCACCCCTTGATGTGGATCCCGTCCGCGGTCTTCGTCCACTCGATCGAGTCCACGGCCTTGCGCAGCGCGCTGGTGTAGCGGCCGACCTGCTGCTCGCCTCGGGTCCACGCCACGCTGTCGAAGCCGTTCTCGGCGGCGTAGCGGATCATGCGCTTCAGCACGAGCCCGACCCAGGCCTCGGTCTTGCCCACGAACGGAGCGTTCGGGATGCCCTCGGGGTTTTCGTCCGGCTCGGTCGAGAAGCCTTCCTTCTTGCCCTTCTGCGCCCAGTCCGACTGGATCTCCTCCACGAAGAGCACGCGCTTGCCATCGGCGTCGGTGCGCTCGTTGAAGCGCACGTGCGCGAGGATGTTGGGCTGGTCGAAGTGAGTTGACCGGAATGCATCCGATTGCCCTAAGCCGTTTTTGCTGTACAAGGCCGCGGCTTCTTCCCTAACCCTGGCCCTGGGAATGAAGGTTGGGACATAAACGTCAACGCCGCGAATGCGAACGATCCAATGGTGAGAACCTCTGACTGGATCGGATACTTCTTTCGGGCTGATGGGCTTCTCCGGCAGCGTCAGCAGCAGCTCGCGGTAGGAGCCCTCCTTCGCGCCGGGCTCCTGGTACTGGCCGTACTTGGGCGGGGTTTCCGCCTCGGTCATCTGCGCCATGTAGGCTTGCACCTCGCGCGCGATAGGGGCGGCCTGCTTCATCGCCTCGGCGCCGGCGGCCATCTCGTCGTAGATGGCGCGCTCGGAGGCGTCCATGCTGTCGGCGTTCTTCAGCGCGGCCTGCGCTTCCTTGGCATCGAGCTCGGCGAATTGCTCCATCTCCGATGGGGAGAAGAAGTCGCCCTCCTCGGCCTTCAGGCGGAACAGGACGTCGGACGGGTCAACCGGATTCGCCTCGACCTCGAATCCCAGTTCCCGCACGCGCGCGACCTGGTTGGCGATCGGCGCGTCGTGGATCGTGCGGGTCGACTTCCCGCCGAGCATGACCTCGTCGACGCGCACGCCGTTCTGCTCGAGGAAGTCCGACACCTGCTGGCGGGTCACGCGGCCCTGCTGCAGGTCCAGCCACTCGTCGATGCCGGACCACTTGACCTCCTCGGCCTTCACGCCCTTCTGGGCGAGGCCGCGGATGTAGTCCTTCCACCCCTTCGCCGGCGCCTGGTCCATCTTCGCGGTCTGGATCTGGCGCGCGAGCTCGGAGTAGAACATCGGGCCCGGCTTCACACCCTGCGCGTACTCGCCGTGGCCGCCGATCGGCACCACCTGCTTCGCGTCGAAGGCCACCACGTGGGTCTTGCCGCCCAGGTGCTGCGCAGTCACCACGAGGCCGTCGTGCCCCTGCGCGCGCAGTTCCTCGCGCCACGCGTGCGCGGCCTCGGCGCTGTCGAAGCCGGGCAGGTCCTCGATCTTCACCAGCTTCGGGTTTCGCAGGTCGAGGTAGGCCTCCTGCACCTTGCCGTAGGTGCCGGCCTCGCTTCTGGTGGTGGTGAACCAGACCCCAAGCCCGCTGCTCGGGTTGCCCGAGGCGCGCCCGAGGGCGCTTAGGTCGAAGTGCTCTGGGGCGAGCTCGAGCTCGGAGCCGCGGTAGACCGCGAGCGGCTCAGGGCTTGTTCCTCTGCGGATGCGAGTTGCGCCAACCCACCCTGATTCGGGACTCCCTCCCGCAACAGTTCGCTGAAGGTCTTCGGCTCGGGGCCGGTTTCCAGGGCTTTGCTCAAGTCGTCCACGGCCACCACCATACCCCTCTGCACCACCTGTTGCAAGCGCCGCGTCCGCGGCCGGCACCTGGGCGCGCATGCGCTGGATGTCGATGCCGTAGTCCCGCATCAGTTCGGCCGCCTGCACGCCGTACTTGCGGCTGGCGGTGTCGAAGAAGGCCCGCCAGAGCGCGCCGTTCGCCGTGGCCTCGCGCTGGTCGACGCCCAGTTCGGCGAGCCGGCGCTCGATCGCGGCGCCGATCGCGCCGGGCTGCTCCTCAAGGGGCAGCTTGGCGACCTCCACCCACTCGGCCGGCATGCCGCGCGCGGCCTCGGGCTCGGCTGCCAGCGCCTCGGGGATGCCCTCCTCCGTGCGCACGCGCTCGGCCTCGAGGGCGAGCTCGGCGGTACGGGTCTCGGCGTCCACCTGGCGGGCGCGGTCGGGCTCGACCTTGGGGGCGGGCATCTGCTCCACGTTCACCGGCTCCTCGCGCAGCAGCATCTCGAGCGCGGCCTTAGTGCGGTTCACGTTCGCCTCGATGTCCTCGGGCCCCAGGGGCTTGCCGGGCATGGTCTCGACGTTCAGGTGCTCGGCCTGGCGCAGCGCCGCGATCGCGTCCACCTGCTCTGGAGGCAGGTCCCGGGCCCACTCCGAGACCTTCGCCCAGACGTCCTTGCCCTCGGCGCGCATGCGCGGGGAGAGGTGCGCCACGCCCCCGAAGGCGAGGCCGAGCAGCAGGTCGAGGGTGATCTCCTTCGCGCCCGCGACGGGGAAGAGCTCGGCCGCCCTGTCGTCGCCCAGGATGGCCTGGCTTGCGCCCCGGGTGACCGCGCCCTGCAGCACGTTGAAGCCGGCGCCGCCGAGCACCACGCGCTGCCAGAGGTTCTGGCCGAGGATCGGCATCCAGATCCCGGTGGCGAGGCCTGCGGCCTGCGCTACTCCCACGCCCACCGCCTTGTCGGCCGGCACGCCCTTGTCGATCAGGTCCTCGCCCTGGGAGAGCACCTGCGCGCCTACGGCGGCCGGGGCGCTGCCGATGATGAGGGGGAGCATGCCGGCGAGCGATCCAACGACCTCGCCCGCCATGCCGACCTCGCCCGGTTCCGGGGTCCAGTACTTCACCGCGGAGCCGAAGAACTCGTCGTGCTGCTGGAAAAAGCGGTCCTGGATCTCGGTGCCGTAGCCGTAGCCCGAGAGCGCCTCGTCGGCCAGCACGGCGACCGGGGCGGCCAGCATCGATACCGCGCGCCCGGCCTTTGCCAGCTCGCCCGCCATGACCTTCATGCCGCCGGGGAGCAGGTTGTGGAAGAAGGGCACATCCACCTGCGCCATCGAGGTACCGGGGCGGCGGGCGGTTACGTCCTCGTTCTCGCGCTCGAAGAGGTCGAGGCTCACTTCTCGCCCCTGCGCCACGCCCAGTAGCCCTTCGTGGCGTCACTGGGGGGCACGACGCTCACGAACGGTTGCTGCGGGCGGTTGCCGCCGCTGGTGCGGAAGGGCGTGCTGGTGAAGTCGATCACCACCTTGCGGCCCTGCTTGTCGACGAGGTCGGCGTCGCCGGCGATCGGGCGGTAGCGGCCGTCGCCCTCGTTTCGCAGGGGCAGGTCCCAGATGCGGTCCATGTCGTTCTGGCTGATCTGGCCGGCGTCGCGCATCTCCTCGAGGCGCAGGCGCAGGCCGTCCTTGAACATGCCCGAGGTGTAGCCGTAGGGCAGGATCACCGAGCGGCTGTTCCAGCTCATGGAGCGTCCGAGCACAGATTCGAAGGCCTTGTCCGCGAGGTTCGAGTCCAGCACCTTCAGCGCGGTCTCGCCCCCCTTGTCGCTGGCGAGCGCCGCGTAGGCGGCGCGGAAGGCCTGCAGGTGGGCGCTGCGCTGCTCGGGCTTGCCGGCGAAGGCGTCGCCCGCCTTCTCGGTGAAGGTGCGCTCGAACTGCTCCTCGGGCGGCATGGCGATCAGCTTGCCGCCTACGGGCTTGCCGTCCGCGTCGCGCTTGGGGGCGAGGATCTCCTGCCCGCGGGCAATGATCGAGGCGTTCGCCTGGTAGCCCTTGCCGGCCTGCGAGCCCGCGATCGCGGTGACGGGATCGTCCGGCGCCAGCTGCCCCATCACCGCCATGTACGTGCGCGGGGTCATGCCGGTCGAGGTCTTCAGCGCGCCGAAGTACTCCATCTTCTTGTCCGCGCCGGCGGCCGCCAGGCCGGTGCGCAGGAGGTTGGTTTCCTCCTCGGTCAGGGGCTTCACCGGCACGTTGTAGCGGCCGGCGATCGCGGTGGCGGCCTCCATGCGCGCCGCGATCGTGGTGCCCATCTTGGCCGGGTTGGTCGGGTCGATCGGCTGCGCGGCGGGGGAGCCGGGGTCGATCAGGCCCTGGCGCACGCCGAAGGTCACCGGGTCGCGGCGGACCTCCTGCTGCTGGTTGGAGCGGATGGCCTTCCAGGCGTCCAGCACCTTGCGGTCGAACTTCCCGGGCTCGGCGCGCGCGGCGGTCTCGGCCTTCGTGATCATCGCCTCCTGCTCGACGGGGCTGGCGAGGCGGAAGGAGCGCGTGGCGCCGGCGAGGTTCATGGTCCGCTCGACCAGGCTCGTCAAGTACGGGTTGCCCTTCACCCTCGAGAGGAGCGGCTCCATCTTCGTGGGGTCGACCTCGTAGCCGTGCAGGATGTTCTGGTTCACGTCGTTCAGGCCCTGCTCGACGATCTTCTCGGTGCGCGCGGCCTCGCGCTCGGCGCGCGCCTCCGCGGCCTGCTGGCGGCGGAAGGCCTCGTTCTTCAGCTGCTCGGAGCGGGTCATCATCGGCCCGACGATCGTCACGCGGCGCGCGTCGTCCAGCGTCTTGTCGGCCATGATCGTGCCGACCAGCTTGTCGATGCCGGCGGCGTCGTTCTTCAGGCCGAGGAACTGCTCGCGGTAGGCGGTGGAGATTCCCTTCTGGGTCTCGTCGTAGATCTTCGCCTCGAGCGCCTTGGCGGTCGGCGCGTCGACGTCGGCCTTGTTCCTGTCGTACCAGTCCTTGGCGTAGCGAAAGTCGTGGCTGGCGAGCGCCTGTCCGATCACGGCCGAGTGCACCGCGCCGAAGGCCTGCTGGCGCTGCGCCTCGGCGTACTCCGGGGACCAGCCGAAGCGCTTGGCGGCGGTGTCGATCGAGCCGCCGATGCGCATCAGGGTGGCGTCGACCGAGTTGGGGTTGTTCCACTCCGCGGTCGCCATGCGGGTCTCGGTCTTGATCGTGCCCTCGTAGACCTGCTTGGCGTAGACGTCGCCCTCGCGCGCGATGTGCTGCAGGAGGTTCTCGCGGTACTGCAGGGCGGTGGCCGAGGCGCGCAGCTTGAACTTCTGGCGCTGCTCGTCGTCGTCCAGGCCGTCCGCGATCTCCTTGGCGGCCGCCTTGAAGCGCTCGTCGTAGCCATGGTAGAAGCCGGGGCGGATGGCGTCGCCGGCGCGCACGCGGGTGAAGCCGTCCTTCTCACCCACGGTGAGTTCGAGCTGGCGATCGCGCAGGCGGCTGTAGGCGTCCTCGGCGCGGATGGTGTCGAGTCGGTCCTTCTCGACCCTGTAGGACTTGTAGAGCTCGTCCCCCACGGCGTCGAACTGGCTGCCGGTGCCGCGCGTGATGCGGCCGGCGCCCTCGGCGAGGTTGCCTGCGCCGGTCACGATCCGGCCGACCGATTCGAAGTCGGCTGGCTGGTAGGCGGCGATGCCTCCCGGGGTGGCCGGTACCGGGCGGGCGCCGAGGGCGGTTGCGTCAGGGAGTTTGGGCATCAGAAGTCCAGCCACGCGTCTGCGATGATCGAGCCGTCATCGGCCCACGAGTCCGCCCAGTTCGGGTCGACCTTCTGGGTCTTCGTGTCCGCCGGCCCGCCGCCTCCGTACTTGGCGAGCAGGCCCGAGGCGCCCTGCGCGATGCTGCCGAGGCCCGAGGTGCGGTACGCGTCCGCCTGGCGGCCGTAGCCCTGCGCCTGCAGGCCGTAGGCCTTCTCCTGCTCGATGCCCAGTTCCTCGGCCACGGCACCCTCGTAGCGCTTTCCTGCGGCCCCCATCGATGCGATGCGGGAGGCCTCCCGGCCGGCGTAGAGCGCGCCGGCGGCCCGCAGGTAGCCCTCGCCCGCGGTGGTGGAGATCAGGCGGCGCATGCTCGGGTCCGAGGCGTCCACGCCGGCGGCGCCAGCCAGCGCCAGCGCGCGGCTCGCGGTCAGGAAGGCGGCGCGTTCCTGCTCGATCGCCTGGCGCTGCGAGGCGGCGATCGCCGTGCCGGCCTGCTGGTCGAGCTGCTCGGCCTGGAATTCCAGCGCGACGCGCTTGCGCAGGCCGGCGATGCGCGCGGCGCTGCCGGTGAGGAGCGCGCCCTCGCCCGAGAGCTCGGCGCCCGCCGCCTGCTGCTGCGCGCCCTCCCACCCGAGGAAGGAGGAGGTTACCTGCGCGATGCCAGGGGCCCACTTCTGCAGGTTGGTGATGTCGATCAGGTCAGCCACGCGGCGCCTCCAGCAGGTACCCGCCGGCCGGGTGGGGGCGGAAGCCGAGGTGCTCGAGGAAGGCGGCGGCGTTCGCCACGTCCTCGTCCGGCTCGGCGTAGACCGGCACGCGCATGCGGGTGGCCGGCGCCAGCGCGGCGCGCGCGGCCGCGAGGAGCGCCCGGCGGTAGCGGCGCAGCTCGGCGCGGACCTCGGGGCGGATCACGCAGGCGGCCACCCAGACCGCGCCTGCCGCGGTGATGCCGCCGGCGCCGAGCACGCGCTCGCCGTCGACGGCGGCCACCCAGTACCCGGGGCGCTCGAGCGCGACGCCCAGGGCCTCGAGGTCTTCCAGCTTGGCGGGTCGCACGGTCACGGCCATCAGTCGACTACCTCGGTTTCCATCACGCAGGACATCACGGTAACAGGTCGCGGGGCGGTGCCGAGCAGGCACACGCGGGAATCGGGCTCCCAACTGCCCGGGAACTCGATCGGGTCGCCGTTGTAGTCGGTGCGCACCTCGTCGGCGTCCACGCGCGCGCCATCCTCGACCTCTGGCAGGTCGTCGAGGGTGTCGAAGTCCGGGCCGAAGCGCAGGCCCTTGGCGTGCACGTTGCCCATCACGAGGCCCAGGCTGTCGACCTTCTTGTGGGCGTTGAGGGCGATGCCGAGGCTGCCCTGCACCTGCACCAGCTTCGCGCTCTGGAAGCGGGACTCGTAGGGCAGGCCGACCATGACGCTCGAGGCGGCGGTGGCGAGCGTGATCTGGCCGCCCGTCACGGTGTAGAGCAGGGTCCAGTCGCTGTCGGTGCCGACGTCGGCGCCGTCCGCCCAGACCACGACCTCCTCGCCCTCGAGGTGCGAGAGGCCGGTGATCGTGGTGGTGGCGGTGCCGGTGTAGGTCTTGAAGCTGTCGCCCTGCAGGTTGAGCGTGCCGCCCTCGCATTCGGATTCCAGCGCCCACCGCTCGAGGTAGCGCACGGTGGAGCCGTTGATCATGCGCGCGACCACGTAGTAGACCTGGTCCTCGTCCGCGCCGACGTCCCCGGGGAGCACGTGCACGTCCTCGATCAGGCCGCCGGCTGCCGGGCTCTCGACCTCGATCCAGCAGACGACGTTCTCGACGCGGTCGTACACCATGACCGCCGCGGTGCCGTCCGAGCGCACGCAGTGGTAGCGGGTGTCCGGCTGGCGCTGCACCGCGACGCGCACGATGCCGGGGCTGCCGATCGTGGGGCAGAGGGCCGTGAGGTGCTGGCTGGTGTAGTTCAGGCTGTCGCCGTCGAGGGTGAGCTCGTAGACGCGCACGCCCCCGCGCTGCACATAGACCCCGCGGCTGTCGATCTGCACGGCCGGCACGTCGCCGGAGCCCTGGGTGCTGGCCTTCTTGATGTTCGCGTTGGTCGGGGTGAGCGGCTCGCCGAAGGTGGTCGATCGCACCGAGTGCTCGGCGCCCTGTCCGCCGAGGATCTTCACGTCGAGCGAGATGCTCCAGTTGATCTTGTCGACGGGGCCGGAGCCGATCGTGCGGGAGAAAAAGGCCGAATCGCCCTCGGCGGTGCCGTCGAAGTTGTAGAAGTCGTCCGTGGCCGAGTTCCAGTCCCGGTCCTTGCCGCTCCAGGTGAGGCGGCTTTCGTGGATGCTGACCGCGCTCGGGTAGCCCCGGTAATCCGACCACTCGCCCTCCTCCCAGTCGTCGGTGGCGGTGGTCTGGCCGAAGGCGTCGAGCACCTCGATCGACACCAGGGTGGAGGAGCTGAACGCGGTGATGCGGCCGATGCCGCGGGCGGTGCCGCTGTTGATGGTGAGGCTGGCCGCCACGCTGCCGCTGGTGAATCCGCCGGTCTTCACGCCGATGCGGTAGTAGGCGATCTGGTTGTCGAGGCCGTCGTTGTAGGTCTCGGTGGTGTTCGCCGTCCAGCTCTTGCCCGCGACGTCAGACCATGGTCCGGTGTCCGAGTCGAGCGAGCGCTGCAGCACCACGGTCGCCACCCAGGTGCCGCTGATGTTGATCGTGAACGTGCGGTCCCCTGCGCCCGCGCCAGATACCGTGATCGGGTCCGAGAAGGTGTTCTGTGCGGTGACGGTCACCGCCACGGTCTGGCCGCTCGAGGTGAGCGCGAAGAGCGCCCCTACGTGCGTGCTGCGGAAGTAGGCGGCGCTGGCGGTGAGCGTGCCGTTTCCCGAGAGCACGCTCGGGGTCATCGTGATCGGACCCACGTTGGCGGTGCGGAATGGCCCGTCGTCGGTCTGGTACACGCTCACCGACCACGATTCGGTGGCGCGGCGCTCGATCTTCCACTGCTGGTAGCCGAAGGCGGCCACGAAGATCACGTCCCCCGACTGGTCCCACCGCAGCAGGCTCAGGTCGTCTGCCAGCCACGGCGTAGGCACCACCATCGCGCCGGCGGCCTCGACGGTGCAGGAGTCGACCAGCACGATGCGCTCGAGCCGGGAGAGGAACTGGACCACGAAGTTGCCGGATGGCGTGAAGGCGAGCGAGTGCTCGCCGGTGTCCAGCGTGGTCTCGCGCACGTAGCTGTCGTCGCCGGCGGCAGTGCCCACCCGGAAGGTCACCGGGCCGCGCTCGATCACCACGTGCAGCGCGTGCGTCACGCCGATGTCGCCGGCGGCTACGGTCACGGTCTGGTGTCGGTAGGCGGCGGCGGTGCCGTTGCCGGTCAGGCCCATGTACCCGCCGGTTGCCCATGCCGAGGTGGCGCCGGCCTCGTCGGCGTCGGTCCAGCCGGTCAGGTCGGTGTCGAAGTTGCCGTTGGTGATGGCGCTCGAGACCGATGGGCGGGTGATCACGGTGTCGTCGACCAGCACCCGCATCGCCTGGTCGGTGAGCTCGATCGAGGCCTTGTCGTCGATGGCGAAGACGAAGGGGATGTACTTCGCGGCGGCGTTGTTCCGGGTCGCCACGGTGTACTTCAGGCCCGGGCGCAGCATCATGCTGCCGAGCACGCGGGGCATCCAGTTGGTCTGCTCCTCGGCGCTCATGGCGACGCGCTTCAGGTCCGCGCGCGCGAGGCCGAGCCGGGACACGATCCCCCGGTTGAAGGCGAGGAAGGCGGTGTTGGCGCGGGGCACGGCTATCCCGTCAGGGAGCCGGGGTTCCCGCCATCACCCATCGGGCCGCGGCTGCCGTATCGCCCCACTCGCGCGCCCGGCCAGGCGCCGGTCGGGGGCATCTTGGTGGGGTCCGCCATCGCGTCCTTGTTCTTCGCGGTCTTCAGCGTGCGCTGCATCGCCTTGTCCACGGCGTCGACCTTCTCGAGGCCCCCGGGCAGGCGCCAGATGATCTTCGAGGCGAAGTGGGCCTCGACGAAGGCGCAGAAGGTGTCGGTCCACCCGGCGAGGTTGCCGCCGTAGTCCGCGTCGTCCGAGACGTAGCTGATGTAGATGTCCTCGAGGTCGGCGAACCAGTAGCCCACCTCGTCCCGGTACTGCAGGAGCGGCACCTTCATGCGCTCGTCCGAGCAGACCGCCATCGTCGACACCCAGTCGGTCGGCTTGGCGAAGCCGTGGGCGTAGCCGAAAGCGGGGGTGACGTTGGTCGACGGTGTGAAGTGCGCGGTGCGCTTGGCGAACTTCCACTGCGCCTGCTCGAGGCAGTAGCGCACGCCGTTGTCCTGCCAGACCTGGTCGAGCAGGCGCCGGGGCTCCCGGTTCTCGTTCAGGTTGGCGAGCGCGCGCTCGCCGCACAGCATCAGCGCGCCGTTGTAGATCTTCAGCCGGGTGGCGGCCACGGCGCGCGCGGCCTCACGCCGTCGCCGTGACGGCCTTGCCCTGCCCCTGCAGGTAGGCGGCGAGCGCCTCCTCGGCGCCGGCCTTCTGGGCGTGGCTCTCGCTGATCACCTCGCGGTCGGACTTGCGGATCACGCTCCAGCGCTTGCCGGCGCGGTGCGTGATCTCGAAGTCCTCGGCGGTCAGCTTCTTGGGCGCGGGAACCGGTGCGGCGTTCTCTGCGGAGGCCTGGCTCTGCGCAACGTCGGCGGTGGTGAAGCGGGTCGGGCCGAGGATCGGGTACACCCGGGCCCAGGCGCGCGAGGCGTCGAGCACCATGACCTCCATGTACCACGTGCCGTCCTCGGCGCGCAGCTCGATCTGGTCCCAGGCCTTCAGCTTCGCGGCGACGTTGGCGTAGAAGGCGGGGCTTACCGCCTCCTCGGGGCTCACGCCCTTGGGGACGTCGATGCAGAAGCGCGATCGCTTGAACTCGGCCTCGTGCATGTGGAGCGCGGCTTGGACGGGCTTGGGTGCGTTCATGGACTGCCTCCTCGGGGATTTCGCCTGCACCCGCCAGAGGGCGCAGGCGAAATCCCCGGGGTCCCGCGTTACGGCGCGGTCCCCGGGGCTGACGGCTTCGATCAGCTGAAGGTCGAGGTCATCGTGCCGCCGGTCGAGAGGGCGGCACCCGCGGTCGTCACGGCGCCGATCGACCCCTGGAAGGTGATCACGCTCGAGCCGGCCGAGGTGTACTGCGTGCCCATCACGATGTCGCCGGGCCGCATGCCGAGGTACCACGCGTCGGAGAAGAAGTTCGCCCCCGTCAGGTCCGTGGTGAGGTTGGTCGAGCTGTAGAGCCAGACCTGCGGCTTGTTGCCGGTGAGCGCGCTCGAGCCCCGGGTCAGGGGCTGCGAAATGCACGCCGGCGGGTTGGCGACGCTGGATGCCGCGGTGCTGCCGGAGTACGCGAAGCAGACGAGGCTGCGTTCGGCGTATGCCTTCAGCGGGGCCGCGAGCGCGGCGACGATGGCGAGGGCGAGCTGCTTGAGGTGTTTCATGGCTGCTGTTCTCCTGGTCTTTCCCGGATGGGGCGCCCGGTTCTCTGGGCGCCCCTAGCGGGTCACGTAGTCGTTGTTCCCGCCGCCCGGTTAGGCGTAGGCCGAGCCGTCGTGCGTGATCACCACCACGCCCGCGTTCTGCAGGAGCTTGGCGCCCATGAACATCGACGCCCGCGCCCACGAGTAGGCCTGCTCCTCGTTGTAGCCGACCGGGGTCTCCATGCCGCCGGTGTTCGCGGCGTGGCCGATCGCGCTCTTGTGGTAGAGGAACGACTTCTCGGCCGTGGTGCCCTTGCCCGGGAGGTTCGGGTGCTCGACGATCAGGCAGTTCCGCCAGCGGTACGCCATCGGCTTGTCGCGCCACGACGGGTTGGTGGCGCCGGCGTAGGGGCGGATGTCCACGTACTGGGCGTTCGTGAACTCGGGCGCCTGCTCGAGGTAGGCGAGGAACGATGGCTGGCAGAGCAGCGTGATGTTCGAGTCCCACGGCACGCTCGCGTTCGAGAGCTTCACGCGGCCGTTCTGGAACAGGGACACGGTGACCGCGGTGCCGGTGCCGCCGATCGTGACCGTGCCGTTGGCGAGCTCGGTGACGATCTGGCTGTCGATCTTGCGGTTGAGCACCGCCATCGTGGTCATCTGCATCATCTCGCGCTGGTTGCCCTGGCTGGCGAAGACGTTGAAGCCCGTCTTGCGCACCAGGTCGTGCCATTCGGAGAGGGTGCAGCTGTTCTGCGTTTCGTCGTCCGCGCGGGCCGGGATGAGGCCGTTCACGCCCCGGCTGACCGCCTCGGCGCCGCCGCTGCCGACCACGAGGAACACCGCCGTGTTGCCCTTGATCACCGCCTCGGTGGTCACGGTCTCGCGCAGCAGCGACTGCTTCTGCTCGAACGAGGCGATGAACTCCTGGCGGTACTGGGTCTGGAACGCGGTGTCCAGCATCAGCACGAGGTTGCGCTCGGCGTAGGACTTGAGCGGGTAGAGCAGCGCGGCGAGGCACGCTGCGAGGAAGAGGCGGACCTTCCAGAGGATCGATTTCGTCTTGGCCACGGTGGGCTCCTTTGCAATGGTGGTTTTCACGACCGTCGCATCGGGGTGACCGTCTTGGCCTGCCCTCGCCGGGGTGCCCGCTTTCGCAGGGCCGGGTCTGGCTGGCCGCCGGGGCCGAGCTACCTGGTGGGGTTGCTCACCGGCGGGGCTCTCGAGGAGGATGACCGCCAGATGCGGCGCATCCTACCCCCCCTTCGGGCGGCGCACAAGAGGCGCCGCCCTCGGGGTGCTGCTACGCCCGCTTGGCCTGGGCGCGCTCGCGGGCCGCGTAGAGCTCGCGCAGCTTCTGCTGCATCGCGGCGTCGCGGTTGTACGCCGGCCGGTCCTCGCGCATGACCTTCTCGATCTTGGCGATCTCGGTGTCCAGCGCGTCTGCCGAGGTCTGGCCGCTGCCCGGGGTCAGGGTGCCGCTCGGATCCAGCTCGCGCGCGAGGTGCGCGAACCAGCGCAGCACGTCGGGGTCCGAGGCGAGGCCCTTGCCGTCTTCCAGCCGGTGCCCGATCAGGCGCTCCTTCACGCCGGCCGGGGCGAGGTCGAGCAGGCCGAAGATGCGGTTGACGTTCTCGCGGTAGTTCCCGCCCCACTCGGCCTGCAGGGCGTCGCGCGCCTTGATGGCCTCGGCCTTGTCGCGCTCGGCGATCGCGGCGGTCACGCGCTCCTGCTCGCCGTAGTACCAGTCGACGATCGCCGAGGCCTGGGCGCTGTTCAGGTCCGAGCCGTGGGCGACCGAGAGGAAGCCGTCGACCGTGCCCTTGTCCTCTTTGGGCACCACGAATCCGTCCTTCAGGCTGAGCTGGTAGCCATCGGGCTTCTCGGGCACGCCGAGCGCGGCGCGGAAGGCGGCCTTCTCCTCGGGGGAGGCGTCCTTCTTCGGCATCGCCCGCAGCTCGCCGGTGCTGATCTTCAGCTGCAGGGCCGAGAGCGCCTCGAGCGCGGCCTCGGGGCTGGCGTACCGCTGCAGGCGCGCGAGCGCCTTGGCGTCGGCCTTGGAGACCTTCTCCCTCCAGTCGTCCGGCCACGCGCCCTTGGCGGGGTCCTCGGTCGACGCGGGCGCCGTGCCGGTGCTCGGGGCGGTGCTCGATGCCGGGGCGGCTGCGCTGCTGCCCTGCGTGGCGCCCGCAGGCGCTGCGCCGCCGCCGGTGCTGGCATGGGTGGCAGCCGGTGCCGGCGCTGCGGCCGGGGCCGCTGCGGGGGCTGCGGCGGGGGCGGGTGCGCCGGAGGGCGCGGTGCTGCCTTGGGGGTCTGGCATGGTCTCTCTCCTCGTGGTGATCAGTCGCGTCCGGGTTCAGGCGGGTCCGCCCTCGGCTCCCTCCGGGGCAGGAGGCCGGGGTTCAGCTTGGATAGCTTCACGATCTGCTGGCCGACGAAGGCCCGGCCGAGCGCGAAGTCGGTGTCGCGCCGGCCGTCCTCGCCGCCTGGCCGGTAGGCGAGGTCGTAGGTGCCGGCGGCGCGCTCGATCACCCACCGCATGGCGCGCTGCTGCTGCTCGGGGCTCGCGCGCCCTGCCAGCACGGCCTGCACGGCGGTGACGTCGGCGAGCTCGTACTCCGGGGGCATCCACGGCGCGCGCTCGAGCAGCGCCTGCCGGGAGGGCTTCTTGGGGGCGGTGCGGGTCGGCTCCTCGCCGAGGATGCGGGGGCGGGTCGCCATCCGTTACGCGGGCACCTGGGCGGCGGCCATGTCCCTCTGGGCCGAGCCGAGGTTGGCGGCGACCTCCGAGCCCTGCTGCATGGCGGCGAGCATGGTGGCCGCCTGCTTCTGGGCTGCCTGCTGGTCGAGCATGCGCTGCGCGTCCTGCTCGCTGCGCATCCACTTCGCCGGCACGCCCACCCCGGCCAGCACGTCCCGGAGGGCCGTAACCGCATCCGGTACCGCTGCCGTGCTCGGGTCGAGGGCGATCGCCTCGGCGATGTAGGACTTTGCCTCGAGGAACTTCTGCCCCTTCTGCTGCTCGATCGCGTCGTGCAGCGGGCTCTCGAAGCGAAAGCGGATGTCCGCGCCGCGCAGGCGCTCGGGGATGTCGAGCGGGCTGCCGAATGCGCCGGCGCGCAGCATCAGGTCGAATGTCAGCTCGCACAGCGCGCCGTTGTACTCGACCTCCATCGGCTCGAAGAGCGGGAGCGCGCCGCGGATGTACTCCTGCACGCGCTGGCCGACCTCGTAGGCGGTCATCTCGGGGCTGCGCTGCGGGAGGGTCAGCTTGTTCAGGAAGAAGGCCTCCACCAGCATCGCCCGGCAGTCGCGCTGCATCTCGGCCGATAGCGGCATGCCGCGCGCGTCCTGCGTCAGCGGGCGCAGGGCCTCGCCCAGTTTCTCGTCGTAGTCGCGGTCGACCCACGTGATGCCGCCGGCGTAGAGCCCGATGTCCGAGCGCACCACGTCCTGGGTGGCGACGATCGGCGGGTTCACGATCTTCTCGCCCGCTTCCAGCAGGGTGTAGGTCATGGCCTGCAGCAGGCGCCCGTCAGGCAGGCCCGCCACGGTGGCCGGGCTGAACGCGTACTGGCTGCCGCTCACGGTCTGCCAGCGCGGCACCACGTACTCGCGGTTCCAGGTCGGGACCTCCTCGATCACCTTCTCGTTGTCGATGTCGTAGTAGATCGACCAGTACGGCCGGCCCTTGGCGTTGCCGTCGTACATCTCGGCGGCGACCACGATGTGATAGACGTCCCACTCGGAGAAGGGCTTGCCCTGCTCGAGCTGCTCGACGATCTTGCGGTCCAGCTTGTCGCGGCCGAAGGCCTGCTCGAGGTCGCGCGCCTTGGCCTTCCACTTGCGCACGAAGAGGCACAGTTCGCCGGATTCGTTCTCCTGCCACGCGCAGTCGCGCAGGTGCCAGCAGCGGTAGAGGAGCGCGTCGCGGTTCTTGTTCAGGCGGATGCTGATCACGGCCTGGCCGAAGGTGGCGTAGTCGTGGTCGCCCTCTTTCGTCGCGCGCGTGAAGCGCGACACCCGGTCGTACATCGCGCGGCGCATCACGGTCTCGGACCACTGCATCCACGCGCGCGCGTCGTTGTCCTCTCTGTCGGGGTCCTGGGTGCCCATGTGGAACCACGTCTTCGCGGTCGGGCGCAGCATCGTGCTGATCGAGTCCCCGAGGTTTCGCCGGCAAATGATCGGGTAGCTCGTCATCAGGTTCTCGGCGAACTCGTGGCCGAGGGTGCGCTGGTAGGTGAAGTCGGCGCGCTCGGGGTAAAAGTTCTCGGCGACCTCCTGCCACAGGAGCATCAGCGTGGAGCGATTACCGAAGAGCTGGTCGCACTGCTCGCGGAGCTGCTTGGCGTCCATGTGGCCTCCGGGCTGGCGGTTAGGCGCCGAGGGTGGCGTCGGCCGTGAGGCCCGGGTCCGAGAGGATCGTGCTCGCGCGGCCGCGGCGCTTGAGTTGCGCCGAGAGCGATGCGCGCTCGGCGGCGCGCTGCGCGGCGCTGCGCGCGGTGGTGCTGCCGGCGGCGGGCGGGGTTTCCATCGGCGTCACCGGCTGCACGGCGGGCGCCTCGACCTTGATCTCGGTGGGGGCCGGCACGGCTGCCATCGGCGTGGCTGGCTTCTCGTCGCTGAGCAGGCTGGAGAACACCTTGCCGGCCAGCTGGCTGACGATCGCGGTGCCTACGGTCTCGAAGCTCATGGGACTACCTCCTTTTCGCCTGCGCTCGGCCCATCAGCACCTTGGGCGCCTGGCCGTACTTCCCCCTCGAGCTCACCTGTTCCTCGGCCCAGTTTAGCGCATGCGTGATCTGCTTGGGACCGGCCCACCACGCCATGACCACGGCGTCGGCCTCGTTCGGGCTGAATCCGAGGCGCTCGACCACGCCCTTCTTGCCGCCCTCGCGCGCGCTTTTCGGCTCGACCTGGATGCCGCGGGCGGTGATCGTGTAGGTCGGCGCGGTGAGCCCTGCCATGAGGCGGGTGTCGTCCGGCAGCGCGAGCGGGCTGCCGCCGGGCTGGTCTGGATCCAGCGCCTCGCGCATCGCCCAGTAGGCGGCGCTGCGGGTGTTGGTGAAGCCCAGTTTCCCGTCCCGCGTGCGCCTCGTGGTGCCCTCGGCGCCCTTGTAAGCCTGGGTCTCGACCTCGTTCTCGGTCAGGCGCTCGAGCGTGGGTCCGCCGTACCCGCCGCCCATGTCCACGATCACCAGCGCCTTGTCGCGGCGCGTGGCGACCACGAGGCCCGCGCAGTAGCTGCCGTGCTGCGTGGGCGGGATGTCCTTGCCGGGGGTCTTCACGAGCGGCGCGAACCAGCCGTCGTAGCGCGGCGCCTGCACCATGTCGTCGTCGCCCCCGCCGGAGGCGTCCACGCCGATCGCGCACATGGGGATGCCCTTCGGGGGGTATTCCTGCCAGCGCTTCATCGCGGCGCGCACCCACTCGGTCGGGATCGTCTGGTTCTGGGCGTCCTTCAGGCCCTTCTTCCAGTCGCCGTAGAGCAGCTGGCTGCGCAGGGGCTCGGGCAGGGACTGCAGCGTGGCGCGGTATTCGGGCGTGTTCCGGTACGGGTTGTCCTCGAGGCTGGCCGGGATGAAGGTGCGGGACTCGGCCGTGTACTCCTCGCCGTCGACGTCGTAGACCCCGGGGCCGTCGACCCACACGGTCTGGCCGGTGCCGTCCTGCCTGGTCACGTAGATCGCCCACCGCAGGTCCCCGGGCGGGGTCGGGTAGAGCGGGTGCTTCTCGTCGAGCCACGGCGCGAACCACTCGAGGAGCCAGAGGCCGTCCGCGGTGCGCGGCGGGTTGGAGGCGATCACGGTGCGCCGGCGCTTGCCGGGCTTCGCGCGCAGCCAGGCGCGGATGCTGGCGACCTGCTTCTCGAGGAACTCGCCACCCTCGTCGAAGCCGATGAAGTCGCGCTCGCGGCCGGCGTGGTCCTGCCAGCTGTCCTCGTCGCGCATGCCGCCTAGCTTCAGGCTCTTGCCCGATGCCCAGGTCCACTCGAGGTCCGAGCCGTTGAAGCTGGCGGTGTTGCCGATCACCGCCTTGCCGTCCTTCTCGAGGCCGTCAGTCTGGGTGAGCTCGCGCCGGAAGATGATCCCGCTGTCGGCGTCGTTAACGCCGATGCCGATCAGGAGCTGGCTCTTGCCGCCGCCGGCCTGGCCGCCGTAGAGCAGGATGTCGGCGGCCGAGAGGTACGCGTCGGTCTGGACCCCGGGGTTCGGGATCCAGCGCATCGAGGCGAGCGCGGCGTCGACGTCGCGCGCGAGTTGCGTGAGCGTGGGGTCCGGGAGCGCGGTCAGGCGCCCGATGATCTCGTCGAGCTGGCTCCCGGCCACGGTGCCGTCAGGCGCTGGCGGCGGTCGCCTGCGGCGCGACGGGCTGCACGTCCGGGGCCGGCACCTCGATGGGCGCCTGCACGATGCCGTAGAGGGGCTTGGGCATCAGGAGGTCGGACTCCGGGGGCACGACCAGCGCCACTCCCATCTGGTTCGCCAGCGTGGCGAAGAACTGGCAGCCGGTGCGCTGGTCGCCGTACTGGGCGCCTGCATCGGGGTGGCGAGGATCGTCTTGTAGTCCGGCGCCACGGCCACGCCCTCGTGGGTCCAGGTGTTCCACATGTAGTCCATGTCGTCGAGCGCGCCCTTCAGGAAGGACATCTGGTCCCGCGCGGTCTGCATCGTGGCCTCGGCCTGGGCGATGCGCGCCGTCAGTTCGCGCCGGCGCTCGGTCATCTTGATGGCGATGTGGTTCGACTCGCCGATGCCGTAGAGGGGCTTGGGCATCAGGAGGTCGGACTCCGGTGGCACGACCAGCGTCACGCCCATCTGGTTCGCCAGCGTGGCGAAGAACTGGCAGCCGGTGCGCTGGTCGCCGTACTCCTCGTTGGCGGCCATGTCGATGCCGTACATCCCGATCGCGGCCTCGGGCTGCGGCTGGCCGGCGGCTGCGGCTGCCTGACGCTCGGCGCGGATCTCCTCGAGCGCGAGGGCGAACATCCACGCGATCGAGCTCGTGAAGAAGTAGGAGCCGTACCGCTCGATCAGCGCCTGGGCGGGGAGCGCGCGCGAGCCCGGGATCTCGGGCACCGGGGAGTGCATGTAGACCAGCGGGTGCTTGGCCATCCACGCCACGTACTCGGGGCTGAACCATGGCTTCTGGGTGTCGGGCCGGCCGATCACGCCGGGCTCCCAACGGTGCAGTTCGAACCACGCGTCGGTGCGGGCGGCGATCGAGTAGACGCCGGGCGAGCATCCCCAGATGCGCCACGTGGGGTCGCCGTAGGGGGCGAGCCGGATGGACGACGGGGCGCTGCCGATGAGCGCGATCTTCATGGTGGTGCTCCTCCTCGGTGCTGCGGTTGGCCGCGCGGGCGCCTCCTCCGGCGCCGCGCGCGGGTGGTTCTGGGTCAGGTGCTGGTCGCCCCCGCGATCGAGCCGGTGGAGAACGCGGAGAGCACCGCCCACACGGCCGTGGTGAGGCCGACCAGGTTGAGGCTGGCGCCGGCGTTCTGGGTCGACTTCAGCGTGGTGAAGCTCGAGCCGATGCTGGACAGGAACGTCTCGCTGTTGGCCGTCTTCAGGTACAGGGTGATGCTGGTCGAGCCGAAGACCAGCTTCTTCTCGACGCCCGGCACCGGCGGGTCGAGCGTGTAGACCGACGAGGAGCCGGCCGAGGTGCCCGCCATCACCGAGACCCCGAAGGCCTGCAGGTTCGTGCCGGTGGATTCCGCGGTGCTGGTCCCGAGGCGCACCTGCTCGGCGCCGACCAGCACGTCGAAGGGGGCGCGGCCGCCCGACTGCGCGGTGGAGAGGGCCTGCAGGCCGAGGCGCCGGCCGTGGATGCTGGTGAGGATGCGATCGCCGTAGCTCATGGTGGTGCTCCTTCTGCCGTGGTCGGTCGGCTATCCCGGACGCGCCCCTCCCCTCGAGATCCCCGGAAAGCGCATCGATCCCCGGGGTACCGTGATCGTTGGCGGCTATCCGCCCATCTTCCACCACTCGGCGGTGACGATGCCGCTGGTCTGCGCCACCACGCCCATCGCCGTCACCCCCCCGAGCAGGCGCTGCAGGATGCTGCCGTTCACGCCCTGGGAGAGCGAGCTCGTACCGGTGGTGGCGCCGAAGCTGGCGCCCGGGACCACGGCCGCGGTCGACTGGAAGTTGGCGAAGAACTGCAGGGCCGCGTTGGCGGTGGACTGGCCGGTCAGGCGCACGTGCGTGGCACCCGATGGCACGTCGAGCGTGCTCGCGGTGCCGGCCGAGAGCACGACGGCGCTCATCGTGTCCGGGGGGAGCACGATCTGGTCGGTCGGGTGCATCAGGCCGATGTTGCGCATGGCTGCCTCCTGGTCGGGGCTTGGTGGTGCGGCAGCGCGCAATGTAGCACCCGGCGAACCGGGCGCGCAATCTCAGGCGGTGGCCTTCTTCTCGGGCTTGGGGGCGGGCGTGGCGGCGGCCTCGCGCGCGCCCATCGCCAGCGCGAAGGCCATGCGCCGGGCGAGGGTGAGCAGATCCTGCGGCTGCTTCTCGCCCTCGCCACCCTCCGGTGTGGGCTGCCCGGGCGGCGGGTCGCCGGGGCGTGCCTCGCGCCAGCCGGCGCGGGTCTTCATCCAGAAGATCTGCGCGACCGGCACGCCCCCCGGCCACGCGGCGGTGCCGGTGGTGGCGTTCTTGAAGAGGCTCTGCGCGACGAGCGAGGTCGCCACGGCGTGGCCGCTCGCCAGCTCGGCCTGGAAGTGCGCGCGCAGGGTGACGGGGCTGATGGGGCGCCCGGTCTGGGGGTTGATCACCAGCTGCACGATCTGGTCCTCGCGCAGGCCGAAGCCTGCGGAGGCGCGCACGGTCTGGCGCTGGTCGGGCGTCGGCTTGAAGCCGGTGCCCGCCGGCCTACCGGGCTTTCTTCGAGGCGCGCTTGGCGTCGCCGGCGCTGGCCTTGCGGCCGGCGCGTTCCTTGGCGATCGCTTCGAACGTCCGCTTTTCGTCGGCATGGATGGCCTCTTTGCCGGTCAGCTCCTGCCACCTGCGCACCCCGGCGTCCACGTACTGCGGGTCGAGCTCGATGGCGTAGCCTACGCGTCCGGTCTGCTCGGCCGCCATGATAGTGGATGCGCTGCCCGAGAACATGTCCAGCACCGCCTCGCCCTCGCGGGTGCTGTTCCTCAACGCGCGGCGCGCGAGCTCGCGACGGGCTTCTGGGTCAGGTGAATGCTCACGCCCTTGCCGTGGCCGTTGTCGCGGCCGACCTCCCAGACGGTCTGCGCGTCGTGCGTGGGCTCGAGGTAGGCGGTCTCGCCCTTCAGGGGCTCGAGCGTGAGCGCGATCTCGTGGTTGTCGAAGCCGGTGAGCGCGAGGTCGAAGCCCATCGCGCGCAGGTCGATCATCTCGGCCTGCAGGATGGTCTTGTCCCACCCGCTGTCCTCGGCCAGGCGGTTGTCCGCGATCAGGTAGGCGCGCTTCTCGGCGGCGGTGAGCCCGGTGAGCTCGATCACCGGCACGCTCTTCATGCCCAGTTGCCGGGCCGCCTGCAGGCCGCCGTGCCCCTTCAGGATGCCGGCCTTCTCGTCCACGAGGATCGGCACCACGAAGCCCACCCGGCGGATCAGCGCGCACAGCTTCTCGATCTGCTCGGGCGGGTGCTGGCGGCTGTTCTTCTCGTAGGGCTTGAGCTTGCCGACCTCGCGGTATTCCAGCTTCAGGCGCCGGTCGAGCACCTGCGGTTTCGGGTTCTTTGCCACGTCGTGGTCCCCTTTTCTTTATCCCGGTCAGGTAATTAGGCCTGCGCCCGCAGGCTGCGGCGCACCACGTGCTCCCACGTCACCGGCGTGCCGGCCGGCGCGTCCTTCAGCAGCGTCGCGCCGAGCACCTGGCCGATGAAGCGTGGCGCGATCCCTTCGGCGGGGCGCGCGCTTCGCACGTCCCCAGGCACCACGGTCTCGCCGGCGCGCAAGCTCTTGGCGAAGTAGAGGCTGCGGCGCAGGCGCCGCTGCGGTGCCTCCTCGTCGACGGGCCCGGTCACGTCCCGGCCGATCGCTTGGGTGACCGCCCTGCACTCGCGCACCATCGTGGCGAGCGCGTCGACCTGCAGGGAGAAGGCGTCGTCCAGTCCGCCTGCGGCGTCCAGCTTCACGTGCTTCTCGATCATCTGGGCGCCCATCGCGGCCGCGGTGATGGCCACGCCCATGCCTTCGGTGTGGTCCGAGAGCCCGTAGCGGCAGTCGAAGCGCCCGCCAAGCCCGCGCATGGCGGCAAGGTTCGCGGTCTCGGGCGGCGCCGGGTAGGAGCTGGTGCACTTGAGGAGCGTGATGTCCTGCGCACCGCCCGCGCGCGCGGCCTGCACCGCCTCGCGGATCTCGGGCTCGTCGGCCATGCCGGTGGAGATGATGATGGGCTTGCCGGTGCGGGCGATCGCGGTGATCAGCGGCGTGTCCACCAGCTCGAACGAGGCCACCTTGTAGCGCGGGCATTCCAGTTCCTCGAGGAACTGCAGCGCCTCGACGTCGAAGGCGGTGGAGAAGGCCTCCACCCCGAGCGCGCGGGCGGCCTCGAACAGGGGCCGGTGCCAGTCCCACGGCGTGTGCGCGCGCTCGTAGAGCTCGGCGAGGTTGCTGCCCCGCCAGGGCCCGTCCTCGAGCACGTAGCGGGTGTCCAGCACCATCTTCCCCGGCGCCCAGGTCTGCAGCTTCACCGCGTTCACGCCGGCGGCGGCGCAGGCCTGGACGGTGGCGATCGCGCGCTCGAGGCTGCCTTCGTGGTTGGCCGAGAGCTCGGCCACGATGTACGGCCGCGGCAGCCGCTCGCGGCGGCTCATTGCGACTGCTCGGCGTACTGGCCGAGGAGGCGCGCGGCCTCGCGCATGGTTTCCTGCGAGAAGTTGCCGGTGCGCTCCTCGTGCAGGATGCGGCCGGCCAGTTCCTGCGCCTGCTGCCCCATCTGGGCGCGGGCGGCCGCGCGCATCGCGCGCTCGCCCCCATCCTCGGTGGATTCGCAGGGCCGGATCTCGTTGCCGGCGCTCACCACGTTGCCCTTGTCGTCGAGGATCACGGTGCCCGCCTCGGCCACGGTCACGATCAGCCGGCCGGCGCGCTCGAGCACCGCGATCGCGGGCTTCTGCTTCGTGTAGTCGAAGCTCGCGCGCATCTCGGTGCGCTCCTTGTCGGTGATCACGCAGGCGAGGGTGTTGCCCGCCTGGTGCCGGTAGTGCCAGAGCAGCGCCATCACGTGCTCGGCCTTCACCGAGGCCGGCTGCGCCTGCGCGGCGGGTGGAACGTCCTCGACGGGCGTGGGTTTCTTGCGCGGCGCCCGGGGCGCGCGTGCGGTTTCGGTGCTCATGCTCTCCTCCTCGACGGGAGCTCGTAGGTCACCTGCAGCAAGCGCGCTCCCTCGCGCTCGAAGAAGGCCCGGCTTGCCTCGTTCGCCGGGTTCACGTGCGCAAGGATACGCCCGCGGTGACGATCGCGCAGGATGTCCAGCGCCTCGTGGGCGAAGCCCAAGTTGCGCCAGCCGGGGTTGATGTAGATCCCGAACTCGGACTGCTTGGTCAGGTAGCAGCAGCCGATGATCTCGGGCGACACGTTGCGCACCCGCTCGATCAGGTACCACGCCCGGTACGGGCGCGAGGCCACGAACTCGAGGTGGCGCTTCATGGTCGGCAGGCTGGTGTGGCTGATGTTGGTGCCGGGTTCCTTCAGGCGCTCCTGCAGCACCCGGTACAGGTAGGCCGGCGCCCTCGTGTCTCGGTAGACCGAGACCAGCCGGCAGCGTGGCGCTTCGCTCACGCGCTCGCCCTCGTGCGGTAGGTGACGATGTCCCGCACGGTCGACACCCCAATGCCGTGCCGGCGCGCGAGCGTGGCGTATCCGCCCCCGCCGCCGTTCCCCGCCCGGCTTTCCTCCTCGTCGTACTCCTTCCTGATCTGGCGCACCTTGGCGTCCGAGACGCGTGCGTTCTGGTGGTCCTGGCCGATCCGGTGGCCGGTGTGATTGCGCTTCATGCCCTTGCCTCCACTCCGTTGTCCTTCAGGAACTGCGCCGCCCCCTTCGGGGTGGCGTCGGTGAATTGGAACATCGAGCCCGCAGCCACGGCGCTGGCGCCGGCGCGCACCGCCTCGAGCATGTGCTGGTAGGTACCGGCGCCGCCGTGGGCGATCACCGGGATGTCGACCGCGTTGGCGACCGCGGACACCAGGTCGAGGTCGTAGCCCGTCATCGCGCCCTCGCGCTCTACCCGGGAGAGCAGGATCTCGCCGGCGCCCGCGTCCTGCCAGCGCAGCGCGGCTCGCACGGCCTCGGCGATGGTGTGCCGATCGGCGGGCTTGGGGTTGAGGTCCAGCGTGGTCACGTCGAGCGCGTAGACCACCGCCTGGCAGCCGACCACCTTGGCGACCTGCTCGCAGACCTCGGGGCCTGCGGTTCGCAGCACGACCTTGTCGGCGCCGGCGCGCAGGAGCGCCCGCACGTCCTCGAGGTTGCGCACCCCGCCTCCTACCGCAAGCGGCATGAAGCAGCCGGCGGTGAGTTCCTCCACGAGCCCGAGGTCCGGGCCTCGGCCCTCCCTCCAAGCGGCGATGTCGAGGAGCACCAGCTCGTCCACGCCCCGGGCCTGGTGGATCCTGACGGCCTGCGCGGCGACGCCCACGCTTCTCCACGCGTCGAAGGCCTTGCCCTTGACCAGCTGCCTGCCCCTGCAGAGCAGCGTGGGGATCACCCGGTGAGCGAGCATCAGACGAGGTCTGCCGCGATCATGTCGTGGGGCTGGTGCCACGCGTCCAGGTCCTCGCGGTGGCGCACCACCTCTGTGTTCGTGAAGCGCTGCAGGGTCTCTGCCACGCCCTCGGCGGTGAGGCCGAGCGGATCCAGCACCTCCTCGTCGCCGCAGTGCATGTACGGGAAGGGCCAGAGGCCGTCGTGCTTGCGGGCGACCAGCAGGGCGCTGGCGCGATCGAGGAGGCCTTCCCGGACGTCCACGCTCGCCTGCGCGGCCGCGCGCCCGTAGCCGTACTTCAGGAACATGGCGTAGTCGTGCAGGCCGGTCTGGGCGTTGTCCAGGTTCTCGAAGTTCCAGAAGTTGGCGCGCGATGGCGGGTCGTCCCAACAGTAGAAGCCGGCGGTGTAGGAGTGCGCGGCGTTGCGGTGGCTGTCCCACCGCAGGAACTGGCCGAGGAAGTAGGCGCGCACGCCGAGGCGCTCGACCGCGGCGGCATCCGGCGGCATGTAGTCGGCGAGGTCGCGCTCCTCGAGCCCGTACTGGCCGACGAGGTCCGCGGGTCGCAGGCCGAGGAATCCGCCGAATTCGGACACCCACCGGCGGGTCATCTCGCGCGCCTCGTCCGCCCCCGGGGGGCCGCCGTAGGCTTCCTGCGGGTTCTCGCCGTAGAAGATGAGCGGGATGCCGGTGTCGATAGCGGCGCGGAACGGGGTCGTGAAGATGGCCACGTGCTCGGGCCAGCTGATGTCGCCGACCAGTTCGAGCCCGGCGCGGTTCAGGCGCGCGCGGATCCTGCGGTTGGGGCGGTACTGCAGGGTGGTGGCGTAGCGCGCGAGGTTATCGATGTTACGGGCGCCGATCGTGGTCTCGTGGCAGGTGGTGGCGGTGACCACCAGCGGGCGGGCGCCGAGTTCAAGCAGCTGCAGCACCTGCCAGGTGGAGTCCTTTCCGCCGGAGGAGGGCACGATGCAGTCGTAACCGGAGCCGTTCTTCGGCGCGGTCTCGAGGATGCGCAGGAGCTCGGAGCGCCGGGCCTGCCAGTCGATCGTGCGGCGCCTGGCGTGGCTGATGCAGGCCGAGCAGATGCCGTCGACGAAGTGCGTGTCGGGGCGGGTGTCCGGCATGACGCAGAGGCGGCAGCGGTTCATTCGGCGAGGCCTTTCTCGCGTGCGATCCACGCGGTGATCTCGAGGGAGTCGCAGCCCTTCGAGGTGGTGCGGGTGATCTTGTTGATCTGGGAGTAGGGCAGCCAGTGCTGCGTGCCGTCGATCTCGACCAGCACGGCCTTGCCGGAGGCGGAGTCCCTGCCGATGGTGCACCCTTCGATCTTGACGGGTTCCTCGGCCTTGCCGTGGTGCTTGGCGTAGTGCCCGCGCTGGCTGCCGCGGTGGTTGGCGCGGGTCATGCGGGCTCCGGTGCGCCCGCCGGCGTGCCGCGCAGGATGCGATCGAAGGCGGCGGCGACGGTGCCGGCGGTCGAGTACGGGAAGCGCCGCTCGAGCAGGAACCAGGTCAGGTCGTCCTGCGGGGCCTGCGGGTCGTGGCGCCACGCGAAGCCGTAGTCGACCGGGTGGAAGTCGGGGTGCGCGGTCAGGAACTCCAGCGCGAAGTCTCGCTTCCAGAGCAGGCCCTCCTGGTCCCGGTACCGGACCTCGACCGGGGTCGGGGAGTGGTACTCGGCGATCAGCACGTAGCGGCTGCTCATGGCGGCCATCAGGTGGTAGGCGGCGGCGAGGCGCTCGGGGGGCACGTGGATCAGCACGCCCTTGGTGAAGACGAGGTCCGGCCTGCAGTCTCCCGGGAGCGGGGTGGTGAGCATGTCGCCCCGGACCACGCGCGCGCCGGTGATCTGGCTGGCGGCGTGCTCGTTCACCTCGAGCGCCCACGCGCTCATGTGCGGGTAGAGCTGGTGCAGAGCGCGGATGTTCTCCCCGCTGCCGGCGCCCAGTTCCAGCGCCACCTTGGGGCGGGCGGCGCGCGCGAGCGCCCTGGCGAAGAAGGCGACGTTCGCCCCCGGGATGTGCGCCTGCCGGTCGGTGTAGTCGTCCCCGAATTTCCCGGCCCACGTGCTGGACTGATGGTTCATGCTTTTTCCTCCCTCGGTTTTTGCAGCGCGTCGTACATCTCGAGCGCGCGGTTCCAGTCGTCCTCGGTGTTGATGTCGCAGGCGCGGTCCTTGGAGACCACCACCCTCCACGAGCGGCTCGGCTCCGGGTCACGCTCCTCGCCCTGCAGGAGGGCGAGCGGCCGGCTCCAGTAGAACTGCCCGATGTCGGTCCACGTGGGAGGCGCGATCGCGTAGCAGTGGTTTGCCTTGGGGTCGAAGAGCATCGCGCCGTAGCCCCGGAGGATGTCGTTCGGGTCCACCAGCGGGCAGGTGGCGTATAGCGTGCATACCAGCCGCGGCATCCGGCGTGCCTCGTCCACGTACCAGCGCAGCACGTCGGCGGCCACGGCCTGGGTGCCGACCTCGTTCTGCGCCATCAGCGGGCGCCGCGGGTGGATGCGCGTGGCGCCGAGGCTGGCGGCGAGCTCGGCGATCTCCTCGTCCTCGGTGGAGACGATCACGTCGTCGAAGAGCTCGAGCGCGTGCGCGGCCTCGATCGAGTAGGCGAGGATGGGCTTGCCGCGGAATTCCCGGATGTTCTTGCGCGGGATGCGGGTGCTGCCACCGCGTGCCGGGATCACGCAGATGGCGTGCTGGTTCCTCACTTCTCCCCCGCGATCGGCACGAGGTTGCTGATGGCGCCCTCGAGGCGCACGTGCCCGAATGCCTCATCCCGGCGGCGCGCGACCTCGTGCGGGGTCTCGGTCACCAGAATCCGAAAGTGGCAGCACTCGACCTCGGTGCACTCGACTCCGGGGTGCATGGCGAGCGGGCGTGCCTGCGCCTCGAGGCTGGCATACGTGGCATAGGAGCCGATCACCCGGCGGATGCCGGTGATGGCGCTGGCGTTCACGTAGGCCGGCTGCGGGGCGCCGCCTGCCACGTCGGGGTTGCCGATCGACGTCAGGCGCACCAGCGCCGGCTGCCACTGCATGGTGGTGATGTCGGTGGGGGTCACGCTACCTCCGCGAGGATGGTGTCGACGATCATGCGCGCCTGGTCTGCGGCGCTCTTTCGCTGGATGCTGCCCATCATCACCACCACCCGCCGCACCATCCGGTCGCGCAGGTCCTCGGTGATGCGGCTCTTGATCTGGCTGGCGATGTAGCTCTCGTCCGTGGCCGGCGCGTGGCCATAGTGCGCCTCGTGCGCGGCGCGCGCGATCGCCTCGCCCGCGTGGAAGGCGGTCTGCGGGTCGAGCTGCACCCAGACCGCCGGGGTGGGGAAGACCAGCAGCACGTGCCCGCCCTCGGCCTTGACCGCCAGCGTGGTGGCGCCGGGGCCGTGCACGTCGTCCTTGCCGCTCTCAGCCATTGGCGGCTCCGGTGGCGCGGGCGGCTTCCTCTTCCATGCGCACGCGCTCCTCGGGGGTGGCCTGCAGGTAGTCTGCGCACTTCTGGATCCGGGCGATGAAGTCCAGCGCGCCGGCGTGGTCGAACTGCAGGTTGTCGATCGGGCGGGAGAACTTCACGTTGACCTTGCCGTGGACGGGGTCCGCGCCGTAGTCGATGTTGACGGGACCGGCCTCGAGTTTCGGCTGGCCGTGGGCGCCGTGCTGCATGGCGGGTCGCATTTCTCGGTTCACTTGAACACCTCCGCGGTGGAAAGGTCGGGGTACGGGTCGTTGGGGAGCGGGTCGTTCTCGAGCGGCAGGTTCCACAGGCGCACGAGGCCCAGGGCTGCGACCTCCGGGCTCATGTAGGCGTGCCAGCCGAGCATGTCGAAGCGGTCGTGCGCGGGCGGCACGCCCTCGGTGCGGCCGTCGAAGCGCGCGCGGCGCAGCCACGTGGCGGCCTCGGCGTCGTCGGTCAGGATGGCGCCGCCCTGCTGCAGGCCGAGGGTCTTCGCCCAGTGGAAGGAGACGCAGACCATGGCGTCCGCCTGCCCGCGTCCCACCCGCTGGTGCAGGTTCTGGGTGAACCACCTGGCCGAGTCGTAGACGCGGATCGGCTGGAGCTGGTAGTACGCCACCCACGAGATGTCGTCGAACACCGGGCGTGCGCCGGCGTGCACGATCGCCATCGGCACGCCGATGTACGTGCGGGCGGGGATCGTGATCTCGGGGCGCTGCGGGGCGTAGAACTCCACCGGGAAGCGGGCGCGCTGCTGCATCGTCATGCGCCACGCCACCGCCATCTGCAGGGCCATCGTGCAGCTGGTGGTGGTGACGGCGTGGCGGGCGCCGGTGTAGTAGGCCAGCGCCTGCTCGAAGTCCCGCACCACGTTAAACGGGTTCATGTCCCGCTGCGGCGTCAGCATGCCGGCCAGCATCTCTCCGGCGCGCTTCATGCGTCCTCCCGCTGCAGGTCGACGATTGCCCGGTGCAGCTGCTCGACGCCCATCCTCGTGGCGGTGTCGCTGGCGACCGCGCCGGGGTCCTGCGGCGTGCGCGGGTAGTTCGGGTCGCGCACGAAGTACCCGCCCACGCGCACGTATTCCTGCCGGTCGTGCACGCTGATCATCGTCTCGTGCATCTTCTCGCCGGGCCGCATGCCGGTGACCTTGAACTCGATCAGCTTGCCGGACTCGGCCGCCACCGCGGCGGCGAGGTCGTGCACCCGGTAGGCAGGCAGGTCCGGCACCACGGTCTCGCCCCCCTCCATCCTGGCGATCGTCCAGAGCACCAGCTCCACCGCCTCGGCAGGCGTCATCCAGAAGCGCGTGCACCCCGGGTGCGTCACCGAGAGCTGCGGGCGGATGGTCTGCGTCTCGGCGATCGCGCGGCGCCAGATCTCGAGCACGCTCCCGCGGCTGCCGGTGACGTTGCCGTACCGGGTGACCGCGAAGGTCGGCGTGCCAAGGGCCCCCACGAGGTTGCCGGCGGCGAGGAAGATCTTCTCGGCCACGGCCTTCGTGGCGCCGTAGAGGTTGATCGGCTCGCAGGCCTTGTCGGTGGAGAGCGCCACCACCTTCTTGACCCCGGCGCTGATGGCCGCGTCGACCACGTTCATGGCGCCCTGCACGTTCGTGCGCACCACCTCGGTCGGGTTGTACTCGGCGGCCGGCACCTGCTTCAGCGCCGCGGCGTGGATCACGACGTCGACCCCGCGGAAGGCGTGCTCGAGGCGCGCGCGGTCGCGCACGTCGCCGAGGAAGTACCGCATGCGGGGGTCGCCGTGGAGCTCGTGCTGCATCTCGGACTGCTTCAACTCGTCGCGGGAGAGCACCACCACGGCGGCGGGGCCCTCCGGCATGCGCAGGAGCTCGCGCACCATGCGCCGGCCGAAGGTGCCGGTGCCCCCGGTGATCAGCACGCGGGCGTCCTGCAGGGTGTCGTAGGGCGGTTCGCGTCGCATCACTCCCCCTCGTTCAGCCAGAACCGGCGCCCGTAGGGCTTCAGGTCCGTGTTGATCACGCCCTCCTCGCCGAGGAAGAA